GATAATTTTATAAAATAACGGAGGATATTAAAATGAGTAATTTAACATTACCAGAATCGTTTAAAATCATTCAGGGACATGAACCGGCAATAGCAAGTGATTTGCTGAACACATCTGATATTATTTCCTGTAAAAATTTTAAAAAGGTGTGGGCTGTTCTTAGCTATACCTACGTTGACGCTGTAGATGTTGTTGTGACTTGGAATGAAAGCACAGACGTTGCAGGAACAGGGACAGTAGCAATCACAGAAGTTTGCCCGATTTGGTCAAACATTGATACCGCCTCAGCCGATCTTTTAGCAAGGGCAACTGATGCAATTACATTTACCATATTATCAGCCACAGGTAAGAATCAATTATGGATCGTGGAATTTGACCCTGCAAAATTCAGTGCCGGGTTTGATTGTTTCCAGATCAGAATGTCAGGCGCAGCCGCAGGCATAGTCAATGTTGAATATTGGGGCGAACCCAGATATCAATCTGATGTTGTTGGAACAGCGATAACTGATTAGGGGGGATTATGGAAGTAAGATTAACAGACTCCGGTAAAAAGCTATTTGATAAAACAGAGAACGTAATAAATGTTTCTACCAAAAGAGCTTTTGTGTTGATGGAGAACGGATATGCTTTGAAAGACAAAGTGTTTTTTAGACTTCATGCCGGAAATAATCCAAAAGAGGTAAAGGAAATTAAAGAGATAAAAGAAGTTAAACCAAAACAGGAAACCGCCGTTTCTTATAAATCAATAAAACGGGAAAAGGCGGTTATTCCCAAAAAATTCAAAAAGAGATAGGAGACCTGACAAATGGGTAACTATGCACCAAGTACACGAGCAAGAATAGCAGATTTAATTTTAGGCATGAGGGTTGATACAAGCGTTGTTGACGTATCAGATTTAGTACACCTTCATCAAGCGCAGGTAGAGGATTTTAATGTTTACGGGACGATTTGGTTAATGAATTTATTCATGGAAGTTGAAACAGTATTGGAAGCAGAAGCAGCATTATTTCAATATACATATTCCTGTCCGTTACACACAGGTGGGGCAATAACATCAACCAAGCTGGGGCTTGTGAGTACATCTATCTCAGGCTTAACAGAAGGTCAAAGGGTAACATGGGGAGGCGGTGCCGTATCAGGGTCGAATCATAATGTTACTGGTAGCGCTGGCGTTGCAGATAAGCCTGTGGGGCTTGGTCAGCCAATATTTATTGGATATAAAGACGCGGTTTCAACCATTGGACATTTAACCACAGTTGCAGATATTGCAACCGGAGTTGTTTTTCATTCATTGTTTTATGTTCCCGTGTCAGCCGGTGCTTATGTAGAAGCCGCATATTAAGGAGGTATCATGGCTGTTATCCGTGAAACAATTATAAAAAAATGGAACTGTGTATCATCAGATACAAGACCGACAGAAGACGTTACAGAAGGTTCAAAAGTCCATTACATTGATACAGGAGAAAAATATATCTATCATGATGGCACTTGGGAACCGGATAGAAGTCTTATTTACGCTTTTAACGCAATTTAGGAGGATATTATGTACGGTAAAAACTCAGATGGGGTAGGAAACCCTCCATTAATAGACGCTGATCGAAGGCTTGTGTCTAAGCCAAGCGGCGGAAAATATGAAGATGATGCGGTAAATGGTCGTATCTATCATTTAACATTGGGTGCGTGGACATCAACCATTGCCGCAGGAAATATCAATGCTTTTGCAGCAGCCGCAAGCACACAGTTTGCAGTTTGGAACCCGGTAGGTTCTGGGGTAAATGTAGTATTGTTAAAATTTGCTACATTCCCGATTTCCGGAACGACTCCTGTTGCAGGATGTTTTCACAGTAAATTTCAATTAACGCCTGTTCTTGCATCAACAGCGGTTTCGCCTGTAACAAGTGGATTAATAGGAACGACAGCGGCTCCAAAGGCCGGATATATTACATCGGCTGCTGGTTCAGCACTTACAGGAAGCGGGGCAGCTACATTAATCAGGGCTGCGGATTTTTATATTACAGCAGGCACAGCGGCAAATTTAGTAGGGGCAAGATGTGTTGAATATGTTGACGGTGATATTACTCTTGGCCCAGGTTGGGGATGGGCTCCGACATGGAAGGCAGCAGGCACGGCTTATCTTGGCGGATATTCTGTATCATGGAAAGAAGTTGACGTTTAAATTACGGGCCGTCTAAATGGCGGCCTTTAATTAAGGGAAATTATGAAATTCGATTCTAAAATAACTCCAAGATTTTTCAAAGCTATTGTTGGTGAGACTTCAAAAGATAACTACGAACCGATAATGGCTGATGCTTCGACTTGTGGACTTTTAATAGCAAGTCATAACGAGGAAGCTGTGCATCAAGGGCGTTTTTTCAGGTCAGGGCTTAATTACACGCTGGCTAATGGTAATGTTGCAGCCTTTGGAATGTCAATCCCTGCCAGCGGTAAAGAGATACATATGGCGTGGGAGCTTACAGCAACAGCAGATGGAACATTTATCCTTGTTGAAGATGTAACGAGTTTTGCAGGTGGAGCCACAGTTACACCATTGAATCATAACCGGGTAAAGGCCAGCTTAAACCCTTCTGTCACAACCTGCATAAAAGGTATGACAGGAGTGAGCCCGATAACCCCAACAGGCGGGACTACAATATTAACAGCGGTTTTATCAACTGGTAAGGGTTCTGCTATAAATCGTGACACACAGGCTGAATTTATTTTAAAGCCTAATTCAAATTATTTTTGGCAGTACACAAACGGAGTAAACCCAAACATAATCCAACTTGTTTTAACATGGCATGATCATGAGCCGTGTACATAGGAAATTATGAAGAAAATACTAACGACACCGCCTGTTTATTATCCACTTGTTTTAGATCAAGTCAAGTCACATCTAAACATAGACTATGATGACGATGATGCGTATTTACAGTCTATAATTGCAGTAGCAACGGGTAAGGCAGAGCAAATCACAAGGCGCAGGCTGATAACTCAGACATGGACAGTTTACCTTGATGCTTGGCCTGCAGGAGATAGTATTTCTTTACCCTTCGGAAATTTAGCAAGTGTGACCCACGTTAAATACACAGACACAGCCGGAACACAAACGACTTGGAGTGATGACTATTATAATGTTGATACATACGGAGACCTTGGCAGGATAGTTTTAGAGTACGGTTATAATTGGCCTACAACTACCTTAAACCCCAATAATCCGATAGAAATACAGTTTGTTTGTGGTTATGGGGCAAACGCAGTACAAGCGATCACAGGGGCTTCTAACGCCTCCCCCATAGTTCTTACGATAGGAACGCACGGACATGCAACAGGTGACGAAGTTTATATTTACGATGTAGGCGGGAATACAGCAGCATACGGTAATTGGATAATTACAAAGGCAGATGTAAACTCTTTTAATCTTAACGGTTCAGCCGGAAACGCAGCATGGACTTCAGGCGGATCGTGTATAAAACAATCAGTTGACCCATTAATAATTCATGCAATTAAAATAATTCTTGGAGACTTACACGAACACAGAGAAGACCAGATAGTAGGAACAGATCAGACAGCTAATTTAAAAGTTGCCAGAGATTTATTGTGGATGAAAAGAATACATGAGGAACCGACAGAATGAGAAGTGGGCTTTTAAGACATACAGTTTCAATACAATCAGAAACTCCTACTCCGGATGGAATGGGCGGATCGATTTTAGTCTGGACTGACGTAACAGGAATGACAAAAGTCAAAGCAGCAATCTGGCCGTTAAAATCCAGTGAAGCTCTTGACGCAATGAAACTTGAATTAACCGTTACGCATAAAATAAGAATAAGATACAGGGCAAGTGTCACAGCGAAGAACCGGATTAAATTTGGTACACGGTATTTTAACATAGTTTCGATTATGAACGTAGCCGAGAGAAATAAACAAATCGATATTATGGCAACAGAGGACGTATGATTGAATGGCACGCAAATAAAGTGATTAACGCTGCAAAGATCGTTTTAAAAAACGTATCAAAAGAAGTTGCTAATGATGTCATGGACGACGCAAAACGTATATTGAAGCAGAAGGCCAAAACCACCACAGAACAGGGGCTTTTAAGCCAGTTTTATGTTGAAAAGAGTAAATATAAAGACGGTGGATATATAATATGGTGTCAGGGGCCGAAGAATTGGAAACCTCCTTATCATGCCAGCTTTTTAGAGATGGGAACTTACAAAGATGTTGCAAAATCCTTTATGAGACCTGCGGCCAAAAAAAACAAGAGCAGCGCAAACAGAAAATTTAAATCAGCATTGGATAAGTTATGAACGCATTATTTCAGGGACTATATAACAGATTTGCTACAACCACAGGCAGTGGCTTTTATAATGATATAAGTGGGCGATTGCGGCCTAATAAAGCAGAGCAAGGCGACCCTTTCCCATATTGTGTATATTTCTCAGTTTCAGATATTGACGAGTTAGATTTTACCGATGAGCGAGAAGACTTCACAATTCAATTTAATATATTCAGTCAGAATAATTCAGCATTAGAAGCAGGGAATCTTTTAGAGTCATTAAAAACAATGTTTGATGATTGCACACTTACAGTAACCGGATGGAGACATCTAAATTTCCAACGTAATTTGACTTATCCAAATAACGATTTTGACCAAGTGCCACCTATACAGGGGTATTCAGTTGAGTATGACGTGTTATTAGAAAGGGAGCGACCATGATAACAGAACAAGAAGTTAAGGGTTAAGCGAGTCAATGACCTATAAACTATCGAAAGAATACATTTCAAAGACACATAAAAATCCATGCGGTTTAGGATTATTACAAAGGAGCTAAAAGATGGAGCAAATTAGCATAGTAATACCAATTATACGACCAGACGCAGCCAAACGCTGTATAAAGGCAATTAAGAAAAACGCAGGCTTGCCTATTGGTCAATACGAAATAATCACAGGTATTGACACTGACGGAGTCGGTTGTCCTCGGATGGTTAAGAAATTAGTCAAGAGAACAAAACACGACCTTGTCATGTTCTTGGGCGATGATACCGTACCTGAAAAAGACTTCCTGAAAAATGCCTTACTAAAAATGCAGGAAATAGGATGGGGAGTTGTCGGACTTCATACTCAAGACAAAAGAGTAAAAGACGGAAATCCATTTGCACACTGGCTGGCACATAAAAAGATGTTGAAGTATATTGAGGGCGGAGATTTCTTTTCAACAGAATATAATCATTGCTGGTGTGATAACGAATTAAAAGACATTGCAGAAGAACTTGGGAAGTGGGCATGGGCTAAAGACTCTTTAATAACTCACATACATCCTATCAACAAGACGGCGGAAAATGATGAGCATTACAAAAAAGTATATGCAGACCCTATAGCACAGCATGATTTTAAAACCTATTGCAATCGAAAACGAAAACGGATGCAGAAGAAATACGGAGTAAAACTTGCAATCGGAATCCCACTTACAGACGAAACAGTTTACAGACAGTTCTTTTTTTCATTTGTGAAAGTCATAACAGAATACATGAGCTCACTTGTCAAAACCGGAAGGTCAATAAATTTTGATGTATTGATGCCTGATTTTCCATGCCAGATAGATGCAGCAAGAAATAACCTTGTTCAACAGGCATTACTCTCAGGCTGTACGCACATAATAATGATGGACTCAGATCAGATTTACATGACTGAAGACATGCTTGAGAAAATGCTGGCACATAAAAAACCAGTTGTCGGGGCAAGAGTTCACAGACGTTATCCGCCTTTTGATCCACTTCTTCTCAGGGGCGATGTTGGGAAACTTTACCAAGTACCAGATAAAGAAATGAGAAACGAAGACGGAACATTTAAAGACGAAGTACCTGTCACATACACAGGCACAGGTTGTATTCTTTATGATACGCAAATTTTTATAGACCTCATTCCTGATAAATGGTTTCAATTCAAAGTCGGGGACGAAGGGCAACCGATAGGCGAAGACGTGGTTTTTTGTGAGAAATTAAGAGAAAGAAAAATACCTATAGTAGTTGATTGTTCAATAGACATAAAACATCTTTCATTAATGGCGATTGATTGGGGGACGTATAAACTTTTTCAGAAAATAATGAAATAACATTTAATCGGTTTGTTAGGAGTGGAGCACCTACGAATCAGGAGGTAGTAAAATGGCATTAGAAAGTAAAATAGGCAAGGATTGTAAAGTAACAATAGGCTCAGATGCATCTATTGTTGGATGTGGGACGTGGGCGTTTTCGGGTGGTTCGTATGCAGAGCTTGATGACACAGATTTTGGTGACGATGATACAATGATTTTGAGGGGTATCAGAACAGGTGGTACAGTTACTTTTTCAGGCAGTTATAAGAAAGACGACACCACAGGTCAGGATAAAGTAAGGGACGCCTACTGGCTTAAATCAGACCTTACGACTCTTAAATTTTGGGTTGATGATACCAGTTATTATGCTTCAAATTCAACTACTGGCGCAGGTGGTGGACTTCCAGCGGAGACAATGATTTCACACATTAAGATTTTGTCAGAGCCTAATATTTCAGTTGATAAAGCAGGCTTGGCAACGATTGATTTTGAGGGAAAAATTGAAGGGGCAATGAGACTTAATTAATTTATGGGCGGTAGAGTTCAATCTCAGAGTGGTTTGCTCCGCCACTTCCGCCCATCAACTTAAAGGAGCTAAAGGAGCTATTATGAGAATATCAAAAACAGTAGAAAGATGGTTTGAAGTACCGGAAGACTCAGACAAGGCAGAGTTAAAAATTAAACATTTAACACCCGGCGAAGAAGCAAACGTATTTGACGAAGCATTTAAACAGGAAATTAAATACAAGAAAAAAGGCAAAGATTACACGCCTACGGTAATCCAGAAAACGAATCCACATCTAATCGTTAAGTTGAATAACATCGCTGCAATCGTGGGCTGGAAGAACTTTTTCGATGAAAATGATAAACCGATAGAATGCAACGAAGACAATAAAATGTCGGCTTACGATAAAATTGAGGGATTCGGGGATTTAATC